CAAGACACCTATTCGTTTCCAGGTTCGCGCTGTAGAAAACGCTATTGTAGAACTCTGGCAAGGGTGGATACAGCTCAAAAAAATGTTCTACACAGATACGCACTATATCAAAAAGATGGGTGCTACTGATGGTATGGAAATCCTAGAGCTTATGAGTAAGGATATTGAAGAGGGTATTGAGCCTATTTTGAGGCCTATGAGTACCGCTCCTATCTCTAAACCAGTCAAAGCACAGCAAGCCATGGCTCTATTTGAAGCAGGGGCGCTTGATCCGTATACCTTGTACCAAGACTTGGGACGAAACGACCCTCAGGGTATGGTCAATAGGCTTCTTAACTGGATCAAGTTCCAGATTATATCAGCAGAAGACCCTGAAAAAATGGCCGCAGACCTTCAAAATCACTCTAATACACCTGGTGATACTACTGAGAACCCTATCGAGCAGGCAGACCAAGAAAACCGTGCTATGCAGGGTGGTCAAGATGTACCTCCTACTCCTCCACAACTTGTTACAAAAGACCACGTCAAGCTTCACTTGGCCTTCGTCAATGATAAGAAAAACAAGATGGAACAGGACGCTATGGATAATATCTTGAACCATATTGAAGCCGATAAAGCTACTCTCGTAGAACTCGTAAAATCAGGTATGCTTGATGAAGCTGGAAGACAGGCAAGTGAGTCAGTACACGGTACAGAAGAGAACGGAGAAGGTATGCAGGAGTCACCACAAGAAGAAAAAGCAGAATAGTCTTGACAGACTTGTGCATTTTTTAAATGTTTGTGGTATATTCTAAGTAACAATAAAAATTATCATTTTGTTTATGTCTGAAACCATTGAAGGAGGTACTACTCCAGGTTTTGAGCCAGTAGTGAACGCAGAAGTGCAAGTAGCCGCAGGTTCAGAGGGTACAACGCCAACCACTCCACAAGAGAACGGCACACCCAGTGGCCAAACCCCTACTCCAGAGGGTGAAGGTCAAGTAGTGACGGAAGGAACTACAACTCCAGAAAACGGTGGTGAACCGAACAGCGCAACGCCTAGTACGACACCAGAAACCGAGTTTCAGGAAATTATTGACGGCTGGAAAGAAGATCGCAATGCTCTTGTAGTTTCTGAAAGGGAAAATCAGACACTCAGAGACGAAAATGCTCAGTTGAAAACTAAGCTAGCCTCCCTTGGCGAGGGTGAGGACGAGGAGACTGACGAGTTTGAAGGTTTATCTCGCGCAGAGCGTGAAGCAAAAATTATCGAAAGGCATGAAGCAAAGCAGCGTGAAGCTGCTGAGAAAACAGCCAAAGAAGTAGCGGACGAAATACGCTTTATGGAGCGTACAAACAAAGAGTTCCGTGAAAACAAAGCTGCTATTATCAAGATTGCCCAAGATTTTGACGCTAAAGACTTAGAGCAAGCCACTAAAATATGGAGGGCTCAAAAGTTATCCGCAGACCGAGCTGTGAAAGCAGCAAAAGCTGAGGAAGAACGCAAAGCAACGGCTGGTACTACCCCTGGTGGCGAAAGCAACGGAGGTGTACAGCTAAAGGGATATGACTCAGAACGAGACGGTAACAAGTCAATATCTGACCTTTTACTAGGCAAATAAGACATAGTTTGGAAGTTTAATTGTTTTAACTTCCAAGTTTATGAGTTTTGCAGACTGGGACAACTTGACCTCGATTACACGAGAACGAGTACTCCCTAAAATCGTAGACCAAATCGGCAAGGATCATCCGCTTCTAAAGCGTTTCTTTGACGCTGCCGTACTTTGGGATGGTGGAACTTACCTGGATATTCCAGTGAAGTACCGTCACAACTCTCAAGGTGGCTCTTACTCAGGCCTCGAAAGATTGAGTACTAACCAGGAAAACACTCGTACGCGAGCACGCTTCCCAGTTCGACAGCTTTACCAGCCTATCGTACTTTCTAACATTGACCTTGCAAAAAACGGAGGTGCCTCTGACGCCGTTAAAGTAGCTAGTTTGATGGAAACAGAAATGAACGAAGCGAAGGAGTCTTTGACAGACAAGTTCTGTACTCAGATGTTCTCAGATGGTACTGGTAATGCAGGTAAGGATATTCTTGGCCTCAAGGCTGCTATTGATGATGGTACTGTAGTGGATAACTACGGTGGTATTGTTCGTACTACCTACACATGGTTCAAGTCTAGTCTTACAACCTCTTTTGGTTCAGTAACCCTCGGAAAGCTGGCAACAATGTTTTCAGCCGTTAAGAGTGGTTCAGATCGCCCAACAGTGATCGTAACTACTGAGGTTCTCTGGGACGCTATTGAAGCCCTCTTGCAGCCGCAAGTTCGTTTCAACGCCGACAGCAATGGTTATGCCAACGCTGATGGTGGTCTTGGTACCCTTTCTTTCCGTACAGTGCCTATCATTGCTGATGAGTACTGCCCTTCTGGTGAAATCTACATGATCAACGAGAAGTACGTGAAGCTGTATTTCATGAAGCATGCAAAGCACCCAACTGATGGTCAGGGACTTACCATGACTCCTCTTCGTGAACCAACAGACCAAGATGGACAGGTCGGATTTATCTTGTGGTACGGAAACCTTGTAAACAGCCAGCCTCGCCGTTCAGCACGTGCAACTGGTGCTACTGCATAAAGTAGCTAGGAGAGGGTATTTCTACCCTCTCCAATGAGTAATTCAAGTAATGTACAAAAGTATGAACGGATTAAATGCTTCTGACTCTGTAATTGACGGTACTGGCTCTGCTGGTGCTCGCCGAATGCAAGGGCGTAATGAGTTCCTTTTCGCTTATGTTCCAGCCTCAGCTCTCAAAGGAGAAGTCTATGTTGTGACACATGACGGAGATGAAGAAACTACTCCTAAGCTCGTTACAGCAGCTACTCTAGCTGTATACCAGGAATACGCAGTAGTTTTGGCAGACCAAGGTGCAACCGCAGGCTATGCTTGGGTTCAAACCAAAGGTCACGCCTATGCTCTCGTAGAAGGTACTACTGATGTAGCTAAGGATGACTACTTGGAGCTCCTCAACACTGAGAAATCAGCTAAAAAGGACGCTACAACTCGCTCAGTCAATAGTTTCGCTATTGCTTGTGCAGCTCAGGCTGCCAACAGTGCGGTTCTAACTGAGGTAGAACTCCTCGGTGCTACACAGATTTGTGCCGCTACCTAGGCCAGAATAGAGCCCCCTTCCTGGGGGTTCCTTCGGGTCTATGTACCCCATAATTAAGTAATAGCAATAAAGCTATGGCAAAAAGAAAACCAGAGGCTCCAGCAGAGGAGGCTCCAAAAGAAGCTGTAGGGACACCAGAAGTGTCTGAGACAGTCGAGGCAGGGGAAGAGAAAAGCGTTGAAAGAAAAGTAGACGCTAAAAAGCAGGCTAAGATTGATGAGATTGACGCGCTGTTTGAAGAACTAGAGCCTAAAATGCTCTCAGGTGACACAGACAGAATGAACCAACAGAAGGCAGAATTGCTCTCTGTGCGTATCAAAATTAAGCGTTTAATCTAAACTTATGTCTGACGTAGTAGAAATCGAGCAGGTAAAACCTGACATTGACTCTACCGAAATCGGTACCGTCAAAAACCCTACCAAGAAAACTATCAAGGTATGGTACAACCGTTCACAACGGCCAGACCCTATTATTATCAAAGCAGGTGAGACTTTAACACTTCCTTTGAACATTTGTGTCCACGTAGCCAAGCATATCGCTGATCGTATCGTATACGCCAAGCGAGAGGAGGAAATCCAGCAAAAAGCTACAGTCAAAGAAAGAGGAGCAGATGGTAAAATAGTAGAGTTCGTTGATGACCGTATTTTAGCTCAAGAACAAAAGAGGCCTATTCAGCAATACCAGCAAAAGCTGTGGGCAGAAATGAAAAAGCTGGTGAAGACAGACAGTAACTTCTTCAAGGAAGAAGGCGCTCAGAGAAGGGCTACTGGCTACTCCGAAGTCGGTGTAGAACCAGCCTTTGAACCAGAGGTCTCCGAAGAAGAATAGTCACTTCCGCTCAACCAATAGGGTTCGAGCGAGGGTGGGCACTAGGCTCCCATTTCCAAACTGGTCTAGCCACCCCTCCTCGTTTGAACCGTATCTTTAATAAATAAGGCAAAAATAACCCTATGACACAACAATTTGTAACAGAAAACCCCTCAACTGGAGGCGCTCAAACAGACGCCACTGCTTTGGCCGCTATTGCTCCTGGTAACAGGCGGTTTTTGATGATCCAAAACGTAGGTACTAACGTCTTGTACGTCAAACTTGGTGATGGTGCTACTAATTCTGACTACAGCTTTGTCCTCAAGGGAGGTTCTGGTGCTGCTGATGGTATTGGAGGATCGTTTGTGATGGACTCAGGCGCTGTCTGGCAAGGAATTGTTACAGTAGCTGGTACAACACCATCTTACGTAGCTACAGAACTCGTTTAATTCGCAAAAAAATACACCTATGGGACTAGAACAGCCACAAGCAGAAGCTCCACTACCAAAGGATATTAAAGAACACGCAGAACGTGTCCGTGCCCAGGTAGCCGTTGAAGAAATCGGTCTTAGTAACCTAAAAAAGGAGAAGTTCAATATTGAGCAGACTATCTCTGGGCTTTTGGTTCAGAAAAAAGACCTTGAAAGCACGATTGAAAGCGCAAAAGATGAAAAATCTAGTCTAGTATCTGTAAATGACAAGCTAAAATCAGAAAGTGATAGACTAGCAGAAGATGTAAAGAACCTTAGTCAGGAAGTTGATAGACTACGTGCACTTATCTCTGAGAGCGAAAAGGCTTTGAAAGAGAATGAGAAGCGCATAAAGGATGATCATAGTGCACTAGAAAAGGCACAAGAGGCTCTTGCAAGCGAAAAAGCAGCTTTTGATGTACGTAAAAGCGAACTTGATACTTTCATTTCACAACTCAAAAATGTAGTTACTAGCTTTACTTTCTAGAATATGGCTTTAGAACAAGGTGGCTCACCGAATACCTCGTTTGGAGCAGGTGCAACTGAGGCCACCTTGCTGGAGATAAGAGATTATCTTGATACGGTAGAGACCAAACTGCAATCTATCATAAATAATACAGATACCCTTGAAGCCAATACTGACGGCCTTGAGGGTCTTTTGACACAAATACGTGACTACATAGACACGGTGGAGACACTTCTCGCTGATCTAGCGAACATAGAAGCTAACACTCAGGCAACCTCTGAGGTTCTCGGAGGACAATCTGACCCAGTAGCGGATCATCTTGTATCAGCTACAATATCATCACGTTTGAGAAAAATGTCTCAGGATATTGACTCTATTCTTAATGACCACCAAGTAGTTCTCGACAACATGCTTGATGTGCTTGGTACTCCAGGAGATTTAAAGAAAGACGCTACAGAAGACGGTACTCTTTCTGCTAGAGTTAGATATTTAAGCGAAAAACTAGCAGAAGTAGCCAACTCTACCAGTGATCTTTACAATGTAACTGCAAGTACAATAATACCCTCTTTAGCTAATATAGAGGCAGATATGCAAGAATTACTGACAACAAAGCCTGTAGACCTTATCACAGCGTCTCTTGGAGGTTCTGCTGATGGAACATTGCTTACGCCAACTGCTGGTTCAAAGCTTCGTATTTACAGCTTAAAGTTCGCTGTAGACGCCGATACGTTCACACAGGTATCTTTCAATGGTTCTGGTGCTTCTGGGACGCTAGAGACGTATTTTAATCCAAAAACAGGCGGTCTATATGGTGGTTCACGTGGCCAAAATTACACAGAGCTTGATGTAGATGAGACTCTGGATATAGATGTGACTGGTACAGGTAACTACGCTGTAAACGTAAGATACATAGAAGTGGTATAATAGATAATAAAACTTAAAAAAACGCTATGGCACAGACATTCACAGCCTACTTCTCAGGAGTCGCCTTTGCAGCTTCAAAGAACATGGCAGCGATCCTCAATGGACACGCAACAGAAAAAATAAAGATACGAAGAATTGGACTTTTGAACGCCCAAACAGCAGCAGTCACTGGTGTGCTTTGTCAGTTAGAATTGAGAAAGTATACAGCCGCTACTCTGACAGCCCCTACGGCCGTGACTCCTGTTAGCCACGACTCTACGAACACAAACCCAACGACAGCTACCTATGGACATGCTGGAACTTTGGGCGGTACACCAGTCACAATGAGGCGTATTTTCTGGTCTTCTGATGAAGCCGCTATCTCTTCTGCCACCTCTGACGAACTTGAAACGTACGTTCCTTTGAACATTATTTTTGACGCTGGTTATGGAGACTCAAACGTTCAACCTCTGACTCTAAACCAAAATGAGATGGTTTGTCTCTTCAACACTACTGGTGCTGCTGGTCTTCTAGATGTGTGGATTGAGTTCACCAAAGAATAAATGCTCCTATGGCTGAGTTGTTCCTCGCCAGAGCCGAGACAACTGATGGTCTTGCTTCTTATGAGGCTTTCAGTCTAATAAACTCGGCAACGAACATGTACCTCGACCATGGGGCTATTTTGGCTTTGTTCAATGAGTACAACAGTGACTCAGTAGTACGTATTAAGCGTATTGAGATAAACGAACTTGTAGCAAGAACTACCACTACACCTACAAAACTCAGTCTAAACAGGATTACAGCATTGACTGGCGGAGAAACAATCTCTCCTATAAAAATGGACTCAGTTAGTGCAGATTTACCATCACAGGTATCTATAGTAAAAAATGCTGGTAGTGTAACAAATACAGGGGTACAGTATAGAGACCAGCTTGGCTTCCAAAACCTGAGCATTGCTGCTTTAAGAGGCCTAGCTACGCCTCTTTTTGGCAGTGGTATGGGGCACAACGCTATATCTGCTTTCAGTAACGGTCTTCTTTATTCTCTCCATGACGCAAACGTACAAGGAATTGTGCTACGTGAAGGCCAAGGGATCAGTCTAAATACTTCTAGTGTAGCTCCACAAAACTACCCATTAGAAATAAGTTTTTATGTAAATAATGGGTCAGCCTGTTACCTAGTAAGGGAAGTAGTAAATCGGAGCGCTAATCCAAGTCTCATGGCTATTTTGAATGGCTCTGGTAGTGGTGTAGTACTCACTGTAGGACGTATACAAATAACGCAAATAAAGACAGACGATATTCTCCCAATGTTCACGGTCGAGACCATTACTGGTACATACGAAGGCCAGGACATATCTGTAGTAAAAATGGACTCACTAAATGAGGATATACCTGCTGGAGTGAAAGTTAAAAAAAACTGTACTGTGACTCAGGTGAACGCAGACGCCTCACTTGGTGGAAGAAAAAAGGAAAGTGGAGACCTTGCATTGAGGAGGCGAGCCTCCTCACCGTTTGGCGTCTCTCCTGCTTTAGCGTCAGGGATTATACCTTTTATGAACAAAAGGCAGGCCGTATTTGACTTTTCACCAACTGTAGATACTGACGGCGGCCTTGTTTTAAGAGAAGGAGAGGGTATTGCCATCATGCAGAGACCAAACGCTAGTGCTTGGGGTAACTACGAAGTTTTGGTGTATTTTACAAACGTGTACTCTCCAGGTGGTGGTGTGTATCCAGCAGAAGGAGACGTAGAGGCTGGTGTTAGTTATGGTCAGACTGGGGTAGAGTATACTGGTACTTTTGATGTGCCAGCAGAGGCTGATGTGCTACTTGGTGTGCAGTACGGCGCTGACGGTGTAGAGTTTGAAGGTGAAGCTACTGGTGGAGGTACTGGACTCATATACATAGACTTGGAATAAGTGGTATAATAAAAAACAGTTACGCTCATAAAAATATACAAAAAATAATGATAAGAACTATGGAACCAACTGGAGGAATTACACTAGGGGTCGTGGCCAAGCACGGTATGATCGCCCTGTTTGGAGGTATAGCTCATGCTATAAACGCCTCAAGAAACGGAGAAACAAAAGGATGGCTTGATTTTGCTTTTTTGACCGTATTATCCTCTTTTTTTGGTCTTTTGTTTGGTTTCATGTCTATACATTTTCTAGGTGCAAATGAATATCTTACCGTCACTATTGCTGGAACTGGAGGATTTTTGGGTGTAGAGAGCTTAAAAATGATCATCCCTATTTTACGAAGGCTTCTTGGAGTTCCTATCGAGCAGGACGAACCAAGGAGGTAGTTTTTTTACAACAAGGAGAAAAGGAGATGTTCCAGTGTCCCAGGTGCAACGAACCCATGGACAAAAAAGTGGACGGCTTTGATGTCTGTGCAACAGAATACTACGAGTGCCAGTGCGGTCTCGAAATCAAGGCTCCGAAAGGCTCAACAGAATGTCACTGTCAGCTTCCACTTCCACTACCGCTCTCAACGCAGGCGGTGCAAACGTGAAAGGAGGTGATCCTCAATCTCGGCAGTGGGGAGCCGTAAAATCCCCACAACTTGTACTATCCTCGTGTGGAAAGCTCCCCAGCGACCACAAGTTCTTTACCAATTAGTGGTGACCTGTAGACCTGAAATCCCTACGGGCTCCACGAGGAGGGTATAAGACCACACCTACGCTCTGTGGCAATAATTCGTAACTCTCAGCTTATTAAAAGCAATGATGTACGGAGAAGAAAATATAGGCTTATTACCAGCATTATTGTGCTTGGTTTCGCTCTGCTTATTTTTTTCTCAGTGGCTGGTATAGCATACGCAATCAGCAAAACAGAAAAAAGGGTCTGGCCTTCTGATCCAGAGCTAAGATTTAATAAAAACACTTATGAGAACAATAATTGATGTCACCAAAAAAATGCCGTGGGGAAGGTCAAACGGTAAAATGGACTTTAAAAAGATTGATACTTTAGTAGTTCATCATGAGGCTGCTTGGAGGCCAGAGCGATACAATACCATGGAGCGCATTGTCGGTTTTGCTTTGTATCATATCAGAAAAGGCTTTGGTCATTACTCTTACCATTACACCATTGATAATGTAGGGGATATTTACCTTACGGTGCCAGAAAATGAAGTAGCTTATCATGCAGGAAACTTAGCAGTAAACAAGCGCTCTTTAGCGGTAGTTATCCAAGGAAATATGGAGGTTCAGAAAATAACACCAGCTCAGGAGAAGTCTCTCAGTGACCTTTGTAACTACCTTTTTACTCAAAGACCAGACCTTCCAAAGCTCGTAAAAAGTGGACTAAAAATGCACAAAGAGGTTCGTCTTGGCGCTACAGCCTGTCCTGGACGCTATCTTTACCCAGTAGTGGCAAAACTACGAAAGTAGGCGTATAATTTACTTGAAAACAAACTTATGAATAGTGAACTCCAAAAAAGAATAGGCTCGTTTCTCTGGCGCTGGGGCGTGTACGTTGGTATTGCTCTCAGTGCTGTGCTCATGAATATCAAAAATATTGCTGAAATAAACAAGGATCAGCTCTTGACCATCTTTATAATCACCACGGCCACCTACGTTATCAACGAAGGTACAAAATGGCTTAATAAAAGCTAATCTTATGTCACAAAAAAAGTCGATTGGTTCTGATCATAGCAGTATTGTAGGGAGTATTTCTCTATCTCTTCTTGATAAGAACGGAAAAGCAGTAAAACTTTGGAATGAAAACGTGCTAGGGAGAAGCCTACGCGCGTATTTTAACCGTTTCACTGAACCATTGCGCGAGGATGGTACAGTAAAGCCTGGTTTATTGAACTATCTTGCTGCCTATGGACTCAAAATACCTCTTCTTTTTGGTCACTACGGTCTATCTCTCGACAAACACAACCTAGTAGTCACGGCTGGAAAGGCTGGATTGGCCTCTAGATTGAACGGAGACGGCGCTGAGGCCGTTTTCAACTACCTTGCTGTCGGAATAGATAACACGGCCGCTGCGGCTGGAAATACGGCTCTTGGCTCTGAAATTGTAGACTCAGGACTTGAACGCGCGGCTGCTAGTGTTTCTCGTGTAACAACTTCAACGGCAAATGATACAGCACGTCTACAGAAAAGCTGGAGTGTCACTGGAACAAAAGCAGTTGTAGAAATCGGTGCTTTTAATGCTGGTTCAGGTGGTACTATGCTTGGACGTACAGTATTCTCAGCTATCAACGTGAGCAATGGCTTTACTCTTATTGCCACATACGACTTCCAAATAACATAGCCTATGGCTCTTTCAAGAGAAGACAGAGTACAAGACTCGACTACTACTACAGGAACAGGAACCATCAGTTTGGCGGCTACCGCACCTGCTGGTTTTCGCACGTTTGTTTCTGCGGTCACGTCTGGTGATACCGTTCGTTACCTTATTGAGTCTGCTGATCGTAGCGAATGGGAAGTAGGGGAAGGTGTCTTTACTGATGGGTCACCAGACACACTGACACGTGTTACTATTTACTCATCTAGTAATGCTGGTTCTCTAGTAAACTTCTCTGCTGGTACAAAGAAGGTTATTTTAATTGTTTCAGCACAAGATTTATATGAATTGCAGGATTGGGTCAATGACATAGCTACTGTTCCGACTATCAATTCTATAGATAAGGAAGTATTTGAACTCAATTTTGCTTCGATTGACCTTACTAGCAGGCTTTCTGAGGGAATGAGGATAAAATTGAGTCAGACACCTGGGAGTAATACTAAGTCTCTAGACCTAGAGTCTAGTAGTTCGCAGTACGCTTCAAAGACAGACCACTCAGCACTTTCAATAACTGGTAACATAACTGTAGAAGCGTGGATAAAGCCTGAAAGTCTAGCTGCTGGTACAATTCTTTCCAAATGGTACCAAGATGGAACGTTGAAATCATACGGATTTTTTACAAACACCACTGGGTCACTTTCGTTTTCTTACAGTGGAGATGGGAATAATGAGTCAGGGGCTACGTCAGGATTGATAATAGCACCAGAAGACCTCGGCACATGGATACATGTAGCTGTATCTGTCGTTGTATCAACTAGGGCATGCTCATTTTACAAAAACGGTGTTTTAGTTGGTACGGTTACAGCAACTGGTACACAATCGGCTATACATGATAACTCTTCCACTTTCGCTATCGGAGCTCGTGATATTCAGGGGACACCAGATACATTTTTTGATGGAAAAATAGCAGAGGTCAGGCTCTGGTCTACAAACAGAACTCAAGCACAGATACGTGAAAAAGCCTTTAGTAACCTTGTTGGAAATGAAACAAACTTAAATGGCTACTGGAAGCTAAATGACAACTATAATGACACTACTTCAAATGCAAATAATCTAACTTCATCAGGCTCTCCAGTTTTTGCAACAGATGTACCACTCAGGCTTACTAACGGAACCAAGTACGGATTTATAGTAGAAAACCCTACGTTTTCAACAAACACCACAGTTAGAGTATTTTGCGGCAAGGAGTATGGTATAGGATCAGAGACAATATCTGGTTTTATGTTTTCGTCTAAAAAATACCCTTTTGGATACCCAAATAATATAGGGAGCCCTTTTAGAGCAAAGGCCATGAGAGCATTATCCGTACAGTCAATCACAAATGCGTACTCATACACCAAAGTTCAGTTAAATGGTGTGGTGTACGACCCACATAATGATTTTGACGAGACCACAAACTATAGGTACACAGCTCCAAGGTCTGGATTTTACCATGTTTCAGCTTCGACAGAGTTTGGGTCTCTGGCTTCTAGTTACACATCAACAAGGGTAACAAAAAATGGTACTGTTTCTTTTTGTATGCAGCAAAACGCCGCTTCAAGTATATCTAACAATATGCAATCGTGTGCCACTATTGTATATCTAGAAGAGGGAGAATACGTAGAGTTAGAGACTTCACACAACGGCTCTGGTGCTGCTAAAAATATTGAGTATGCCAACAACCTTACGTTTCTTGAAATAACATTTTTGCATGATTAGGATATGTATGGAGTTGCTTATGGTTCAAATCATTATGCAGGAACAGGCGACGATACCGCCTATATAAACGTAAGCGAAGCAATAAGTATCGTAGATACAAAAGTCTTTAGTATATCATTTTTGACGTCTGAGATTGTATCCATCTCTGAGAGCCTATCAACTATTTTTGGTCAGACTCTTTACGTCCTCGATACTATCGGAATTAACGAAAATCTTGTACATTCAATCTCTGCTCGTTTCACAGATACAATATCAGTCGTGGAACGCTTCGTGGCTTCAATAAGCGTGTTTTTTACTGAGATTGTCTCTGTTTTTGAGAACATAGTATCTCAACTGACTAAACCGTTTGCTGTTATTGCTCGTATTCTTGACTCTCCAAGAATGAAAGCAGGTGTTAAAGCGTTCCGCACCATAGGAAATACTCGTTCAAAAGAGTATAATGGAAATGTAAAAAGTTCAGATGACTTCAAAGGAGGAGTAAAACCATACTCTGATCGTGGAGGTGTAAAATAGCAACAAAACTATGGCTAAAATACTACAGTTTGATAATCGAACAATCTTTGCAGATATAGCTACTGAGGTGGCTGTTTTGCGGTCTCCAGCCAATGCAGGGTCAAATATCACGCTAACTCTTGATAATAACAGCGAGCTTTCAAACAACGCCTATGTCTTGATGGAGGACGTTGCTACAGGAAGAGCAGAAATCGCTCAAATAAACCAGGCTGTTACCCCTGGTACAGACGTGCGTGTGGCTACTTTGAAGTTTCCGCACAACGCTGGAGTCAAAATATACCTTTTAAAATACAATAAAATCCAGTTCTTTCATGCTGCTACAGTTGCTGGAGCTAAATCTCAACTTGACTCTGATACCGACATAGATGTTGATGACGACTTTACCGAGTATGTAGATAGTGCAAACACCACTGGGTATGCCTTTTTTCGCCTTAAAAATAGCACTACAGCAGACGTAAGCGACTACTCCAGCGCTTACCCATACTCTTTGCTAAAATTGACCTCAAAAAGCAAAATACGAGAGTTTGTAAAAAAGTTTTATAAAGGAGAGCTTGATAATGAAACGTTTGATTATCTCTGTGATACGGCCGAACAAGAGATTTTTCTTATATACCCATGGCGCTTTAGAGAGGCAGTTTTTAGCTTCAATACCGTTCTTGATCAGGCAGTGTACTCTTTTGAAGAGCTTGGACTGACTGATTTTCAACAGTTAGCTGGGGCTACGTATGATGATGAGCCTATTGAATACGTGACTTTCAAAGAAAATCTTGTTTTGAACTGGGGAAGCGCCCTTTCTCCTCGTGGAGTTTCTGTGATGAATATCTGGAACAATGAAATTACCATCACTCCAGCTCCGCCAGAAAATGACTTGGTAGTGACTCTTTACTACTGGAAAAACTCAGCAGGATTTTCTGAGGAAACCACTGATACAGCAGTTACCCTACCTCAAGCTATTGCATACGCTATATTGCAGGATTTATGGGCTATGGAAGACACAAAGAAGTCTCAGTTCTGGGAAGGAAGAAAAATGCAGATGATCGGCTTGCTCAAAAAAAGTAATGTCAAACAGTCACAACGCTTTGCTGCTCTTACAAGCAGTTCTTTGGCAAAAAGGTACCCAAATGACCAAATAGAAAACCCTAGTATAGGCTAATATGGAAGGAAAACTCCAGCGAAAACACATTATAGACTTCTCTGGTGGAAGCCAGTCTACCACTACCGAGAACCTGAGTGGCTCTAACCAGTTGCTCCATCTTCTCAATGGTGACTGTGATAGAAAGATAGGTGGCGTAGTAGGCCGTAAAGGCTCAAATATGATCTCTGGGGGCGCTGTAGCAGCCTACCGTATATTGAACCTCTTTGTGTACAAATACCTCACTACAAAGACGTATATTGCTGTTTTAGACAATGGTACAAACATTAAGACGTACAAGAGCTCTGCTGCTGATTTTGCTGGAACGTGGTCGTCAGTCAAAGACCTTACAACAGGGAAAGAGTCTTTTTGGGAGAACTTTATTGGCAAAGCCTTCTATTTCAACGGTCAAGATACGCCTCAAAGCACCTCTGATTTTTCTAGTTTCGCGAACGTTACCAACGCTCCTGCTGCTGGAAAGTTTCCTTTTGTACTGAACCAAGCACTCCATGTAGTCACTGAGAGTGGCTTTTTATGGTCTTCTGATGTGGTAGATAGCACTGGTTTAGCCTTTACTAGCACTACATGGACGAGCCGTGGTATCAACCCAAATGATGGCCAGAAGGTAAAATATGCACTCAGACACCGTGGAAGAGGGGTTATCTTCAAAGAAGAAAGTATCTATCGCTATGATGGTTCAAACGAGCCAGAAGCTATCATTACAGTAGGGACACACTCATGGCGCTCTGTAGTTATTGGTGCAGATGGAAGACTATATTTTCACCATCCTACTGGTATTTTTGAGCTTGATACAGGCCTTCCTACTCCTATTTCACGACCAGTAGACAAGTATTTACGCGGTATGAACTCAGCAAACTGGGAGTATGTAGCCAGCGCTCGTGATGAAAAAAATATCTACCAGTGGATTGGTGATGTAACTATAAACGACCCCTTAGAGTGGGATCATGGAAAAACTTACACTGATGTGGTGCTTGTTTTCAACGTGTACACAAGGCGCTGGACTGTCTATACAGGATGGAACCTGAGAGTAGGCTTCTTTGACGACAGTACCAACAAGACCTATTTTGGAACAAATGTAGGAAAAATCTTTGAAATGAACGTCAATTATGTGGATAAAGATGGCTCAACTGAGACCCCTATAAACCTAGAGTTGATGATCCATCCAGAAACATGGGGCTATCCTGAAAGAGAAAAGAAGTTTGGATATGTGGCAGCTACAGGGAGTCTACAGTCTCAAATAAAAGTTGCTCGAAGTGGAGAGGAGATATTTACTGACAGCGCAAAATCAGCAAATATGGATAGAGGAATTGCTGAAATAACCGCAAGGCTTCAATGTCGAGCGCTTTGGTTCTACTATGCCGAAAGCTACAAAGATACACCTCCTTTTCTCAGAGATATTATTATTGATCGCGTGGAGATTTATGATAATGCCAAGTAATTATGAGCTACGAAAACTCAGGTTTCAACGAGACCCTCGTGCGAACCTCACCTATACAGACACAAGAATATGACGCCGCTTCAATTGAGGGGCTTCTTTCGACTTCTTCAATCGGTGACCGTTTTATCCAAAACCTTTCTGTAGGAAAATTGGTAGCTGGGACTATATCAGTAGTGGCTAATATCGGGGATGAAGCTGTGATAATTGATGGCGCAAATAGGCGTATTATGGTCAATGATGGGACAACTGACCGAGTACTTATAGGGTACCTTTTAAACGGATTTTAATATGGATTATGGAGCCAAAGCCTCATTGCCTGGATATGACGTAAAAAGCTGTGCAGACCGTTTTTTAGTCTATAGCTCTGCTTTTTTGAACCTAAAAATACTGGCCACTTTTGCTGTAACTGGAACTGTACCTCCAAATGGTGATGGGACTTTTACCGTCAATGCAACCTCAAACGTCTTTACCTCAGCCGCTCATGGGCTCAGCAATGGTGATATGATCAACTTTGATACTGATGGTACGCTTCCTGGCGGACTTTCAAAGTATATTGAGGAGGTAGACACGTTCATTTTCGAACCTTACGGACTCATATACTACGTGATAAGTGCTACTACGGATACTTTTCAGGTGTCTCTAACCCCTGGAGGTTCTGCTGTGGATATAACCACTACTGGTTCTGGAACTCACTACTGGTACACTGACGTAAACAAAATAGTGATAACCCACAACCTTGGGTATCTTTCTCCATGGATATTTTCCTATAATGGTATCGAGTCAAGCGGTGGAGTAAGTACTTTTATGGCAGACGACTTTGGACAACTCAATATCAGGATTTATCCAAACACTACTGAAATATACATACGGCAAGGCTTTGACAATCTAAGCCCTGGGCAAACTGTGTACTTTACCTGTTACCAGTTTTTGGACACGTTTGATAGCTATACCGCGCCAAATATAGACACGAGCACTACTTCTGGAGCCACAAATGATGACTATGGTATCCGTATTTCAAAGGCTGGCTTTGATGTAAAAACTTGTGATGACGTGGACTGTGTACTCTCTAGCTCGTTTTTCTCAAACATTATCCATATCAAGGGAAACAATAGTGGCACCTCAATCACTCATGATCTGGGTTACCTTCCATCGTTTCTAGCGTACTCAAAACCAAGCGGAAAAACGTATCTTGTTCTGGCAAGTGATAAAATAGCAATAAGCACGACTGGACTATCTTGGAGTTTGTATACTGGTGATAGTTCCTACTATGTGATTTTTAAGAATAAAAGTGTATAATATGGGTAGCTTTGGAATGAAAATCTCACCTGATGGTGTAGATGTAACAACTGGAGCTGATAAGGACATGGTTCTTACCTCGAAATACCCTCTGCTCAAGGGTAGTTTGTCTGGTTCTGGTACAATATCTGTGCCACAAAGTGGAAAAATAGGGGATATAACCTCTATCAACACTGGGACTGACACGCTCACCTGCGCGGCTCATGGTCTTTTGGATGGAGAAATGGTCTTTATAGACTCTGATGGCACTATGCCTGGAGGTCTATCAAAAAAAACAATATACTACGTGGTCAATAAGACTACGAATACATTTAAATTATCAACAACTTCTGGAGGATCAGCGCTCGATATTACAAGCGCTGGAAGTGGTACTATATCTTTCAGTAAAAAAGACGCGGTGGTTATAGCGCATGGTTTACCACACATGCCTATGGTGCAGGCTTTTTGGAACGACAGAGATGGCGACTTTTTTGTGCCAGATGACTTCTACTGTTTTGGGACATACATTTTTGGCTTTGGGGGCACTGATTTTCAATTCAATGCCTATGCTAACGCTACTCATGTATATCTCATATTTTCAGCAGAAGACTATGGAGCAGGAGGCGCAAATATAGACTTTAAATACGCTTATTACATTTTTATAGATAAAGGACGCCTATGATACTTTTCTACACAAAGAGGGAGATCAAGAACGCCAACGGAGACGTCCTGACACAAGCAGGCGAGATTTTTGCTACCATAGATGGGAGAGTTCACTCGGAACAGCACTTAAAAGCAAACATTACCATGGGAATTGCTCTTGAAGACGTGGG